CGCGCCCATCAGATAGCAGGCCGCCGCGGTGACGTTGGGGTCGATCATGTCGAACGGCTGGGAGATGAAGCTGGTGTAGACGCGGGCCTGTAGCAGCAGCGTGCCGCTGGTAGCCGCCTGGCCACCGGCCCGGATCGGCTGAATCGACTGCGCCCAGACCGCACAGGTGACGCCGTTGCCGGGAGAGTTCTTCGGCTCGAAGGCGTTGACGGAATCGAAGTAGCCAGAGGCTGCGGCGTGGCTGACCACCGAGTCGAAGATGCCGTTGATGGCGGCCTCGTTGAAGTTAGCCATCAGCGTCTTCCGGCTCAGGTGCAGGCAGCACAGGCTTCGCTGGGGCGATCCTGAACTGGTCGATCATTGCCTTCCGCTGGGCGGCCAGCTCAGCCACCCGGGCCTCGTACGCTTCCTGCACCGTGTTCGGCGGCCGGTTCTTGCGCGCCATCAGTCGTTCATCTCCCGTGCTCTCGCTCGGTTCCGGGCGGCGTTGTCGGGACGCTTGACCTTGCCGCGCCTTGAATCCGCGGACTTGCGTGCCCGTGCGGCGTCACTTTCAGAGCTGTGGTGCCGCTGCTCCAAGGGCGTTGCCCAACGGCAGTTGTCCGGCCCGTAGCCTCCATTGCGATCCGGGTACCTGTCCAGCGTCTTGCCCTCAGGGCGCTCACCCATATCCGCGAGGAAGTTCTCGAACGACTGCCAGCGCTCGCAGACCGTGACGCCGCGAGCCCCGTAGGCTTCCCAGTTATTGCTGTTGGGGTTCTGGCAGCGATCTTTCATCGAGGCCCATGAACGGTACGTCCGGGAAGGGCCAGAGGTCGTGGTAGCGCCATGACCGTGCTTCAGGGCATTCCGGCTTCCCGGCTGCCCACCTGGGGTTCTAGTCATATACATAGTCTAGTCGTTCATCTCAACTATGTACGGCGCAAGCGCCTCATCCGCGATCTGCGTTGCGTCCCGGTCGAGCGCCTGAGCGGTGCGCCGGAAGCCGTGGTAGCCCTTGAACCGGGTGGACTGGTTGCGGCTGCCAGATCCCTCGAGCCAGGGGCCGTAGCTGGCCAGGTCGGTGGTGACGATCGTCTCTGCGGAGCGGTCGATGACGATCGGCATGGTGTAGGTCTTGTGGCCGCTGTACGTGGCGAAGATCCGGCTGTCCTCAACGGTGGTGATGCTGGCCATGAAGCGGCCGTGGTTGTGCCGGATCGAGCCGAGGAAGAATCCGCGCACCAGCCGCTCAGCTTCGGCGGCAACCGCATGGCGGGCAGCGGTTGTGCCGCGGTCAAGCTCGCGCTCCGCGTCCCCGTTGAACAGCGGCCCGGACAGCCGCACGCCGACGCTATACAACTCTGGTCCTCGCCTTGCGGCCATGAGCGGCCCGGCAGCGGTCACGCAGATCGGGGATGCCCTGGCCAGGTGCCGGACCCTTCTGCTGGCCGTCCTGGTCTGGGCTGGAGCCTGAGCTTCCCGCGTAGGCGCCGGGCTCCTGGGTGACGCTGACAATCGCCTCGGCCACGCCCAGCTGCTTGACCAGAGCAGGCACAACGCTGATCACCAGAGCATCACCGCTGCTGTGTGCCGCGGCGGCGGTCCCCAGCTGGCCCCTGAGCACGCTTAGCAGCCTGCGGGCGTAGATGGTGCCTGAGCTGTGGGCGGTCAGGATGGAGCCGTCCCAGGCCCGCTTGAGCATCAGGTTGTCGCCGAGGATGTTCTGGATCAGGCACCATTCGGTGTCGATCTGGAGCACCTCGCCCTGGGCGAACTTGGTGCCGTCAGGGACAGCGAGGATGTTGTCGGCCATGCTGGCCGTGGTCAGGCCGGTGAACGCTACTCCGGTGCTGACGTAGGCCGCGTCAATGACCAGCATCCGCTCGCTGGCAGCAATCAGCAGATCCCCGACGCCGATCAGGCCGCCCGAGCTGACCGTGATGCTGGAATCACCGATCAGCACATTGGCGGCCAGCGTGCCTGCCGCCGCGGTCTTCAGCCAGTAGCCGTAGGTGCCGGAGATGGAGATGTCGCGCTGCGGCGTGCTGCCTGAGCCGAACGCTGCTGATGTGGAGCGGTCCAGCTCGAGGTAGGTGTATGGCGGCGCGTACCGCGGGTTGCCCCAGAGAATGTCAGAGGCAGGGATTACAGTCCCGCCGGTCGTGACCACGGGCGGGTTGACGGTGACATCCGCCAGCTCAGCGGCATCGAACCAGATCCGCCAGGGGTAGGCCCTTTGGAAACTGGGCCAGTCCCACTCGTGCGTGGTGTCGTTCGGGTAGAACTTCCGGTGGCAGAGCTGCTCTACGGATTCCCGGGCGGCGTCGATGGCCCGGTCAATCTGGTCATCGTTCCAGGCGGCTTGCTTGACGGACAGCGCGCGGCGTACTTCCTCGCGGGTCGCCGGGGTCGGCAACGTCAGCGCCATCCCGTCCCCTTGCTTCCTTGGGCGTCAGCAGGGAAAGTCCCCGATGAAGGATTGCTCTCACCGAAAGCATAACCCCACCAGGACATATCGAGTATTTGCTCTAGATGAGAGCAAATAGCGGGGAGGCGTGCCTGGCAGCTGACGCGGCCCGGCTTCGCTGCCAGGCGCCGGGCAAGGCCACAGGAGGACCGGCTGCACGCCTCCCCGGCTCTACAGCAGGGGCGGCTGAACCAGCCAGGCGTCGTTCTGGATGGCGGTCACAGCACCTGCCCCCGTCCACTCAATGAACCACGCCTGGTAGCCCGGCCCGGTGAATCCGGCGGTGGCCAGGTCTGCGTGATAGTTGCCTACCGAGTCCTTGACAATCGGTGACGTCGGATAGGTAACCGTGGTGGTCGCGGCACCGTCCAGCTTGTACTTGAGGGTGATCGTGGACGGGTCTGCTGCTGCCCCGGCCTCGTTGACGAACGCCGCGCTGGTGGTCACCAGGGCGCCCGACTCATAAACGGTGAGACTCATTAATCCTCCCTGAGGGTGACCTGATCGCCGCTCTGCCTATTCGTGACAGCGGCACTGCCTGCTGACCTGGATGTGCGCGCTCCCGGGCTGGCCTCTCCCAGGCCAGCGGCGGATACCCGGCGTCCCAGTGTGAGCGGATCTTCCAGCCGCTCAGCGACCGACACAGAGCCGCGGACGTTGGAGGTGGCGCTGCCTGCCCCGCCCGCCGCGGTGAGCCGGGCAGCTGTGCCGTAAGCGTGTGCTGCCCCGCTGGGCGCCCCGCCGAGCACCGCGACCAGGACCACGCCAGCCTGGCCGGTTATGCCGGCCCCGCCGGACAGGATGCCAGCACCCCCGTGCGCGGTGATCTGCGCTGCCGTGCCGGTGACGCTGGCCGGGCTGGCACCCGCTGCTGCGCCATCGCCGCCCTGGACGGTGATCGCAGCTGCCGTCCCGGTGATGTTCTGGCCGCTGGACAGCGTGCCTGCGCCACCTGTAGCCGTAATCAGGGCTGCTACGCCGGAGACGCTGGCTCCGGTAAACCCGGCCGGGGTGCCTATGCCGCCCTGGACCGTGATCGCGGCAGCCAGCCCGGTGACGCTCGCTGATCCGCTGGCCGTACCTGCGCCGCCTGCTGCGGTGATAGGAGCAGCTACCCCGGTAACAGCCGCTCCGCCGGCCGGCTGACCGGTTCCGCCCTGAACGGTGGCCGAGGCGGCGATACCGGCGATCGGCTGAGCTGCTGAGGTAGTACCTGCTCCACCAGCTGCGGCAATCGCTGCGGAAACACCGCTGACGCTGGCCGTGCCGCTGCCCGCAGGCGTTCCCTGGCCGCCCTGGACGGCTACCGTGGCAGAGAGCCCGGCTACCGGCTGGGAGGCACCTGGCGTACCGGAGCTGCCTGCGGCCGTGACCGCGGCAGCAACACCGCTGACGTTGCCGGTTCCGGCTCCTGAGGCTGTGCCTATGCCGCCCTGGACGGTGACGGGGGCACCGATGCCGGTGATCGGTTGAGCAGCTCCTGGCGTACCGGCTCCACCTGCCGCGGTGAGCGCTGTGGCCTGCCCGGCGACGGCGGCTGAGCCTGCTGGAGCTCCAATCCCGCCCTGGCCGGAGACGGGAGCAGCGAGGCCAGCAACAGCGGCGCTGCCCGCTGGAACGCCAGCGCCGCCGTGCGCGGTGATGGCGGCCGCGAGCCCGGCGACTGCGGCGGCCCCCGACAGCGTGCCGAGCCCTCCAGCTACGGCGACCGGCGCGGAGATCCCTGTGACCGGCTGAGCTGCCGAAGGAGTACCGGCGCCGCCCGTTGCTGTGATCGGGGCAGCTACCCCGGTGACGTTCGCCGCTCCAGCGCCGGACGGCGTGCCTATCCCGCCGGCAACCGATACCGGGGCAGCGAGGCCGGTCAGGTTCTGGCCGCTGGACAGCGTGCCTGCTCCACCGGCAGCGGCTACCGAGGCAGAGAGGCCGGCAACGTTCGCTGCGCCAGCGGGGGCACCTATCCCGCCAGCGGCGGTGATGGGAGCAGCCAGACCGGTGACGCTAGCTGCCCCAGAGGGAATGCCCTGGCCACCAGCCGCTGTAATTGCGGCGGCAAGACCGGTTACGGTGGCCGAGCCCGAGGCAGCGCCTATCCCGCCTGCGGCAGTAACCGGGGCAGCGATGCCGGTGAGGTTCTGGCCGGTGGAGAGCGCGCCTGCTCCGCCTGCGGACGTGACGGCGGCGGCCAGCCCAGTAACGGCTGCGCCGCCTGAGAGCGTCCCTGCGCCACCGGCCGCGGAGACCGGAGCGGCTATGCCGGTTACCGCGGCTGCGCCAGCAGGCGTGCCTGCGCCGCCAGCAGCGAGCAACGGAGCGGCGAGGCCAGTAACAGCCGCGCCGCCAGCTGGAGTACCGGCGCCACCCGCTGCCGTAACAGGGGCGGCCAGACCGGTTACGGCGGCCCCACCAGCTGGAGTACCTGCACCGCCAGAGGCCGTGACCGGGGCAGCCAGGCCAGTGACTGCTGCCCCGCCAGACAGCGTGCCCGCGCCTCCGGTAACGGCAACCGGGGCAGCAAGCCCGGTGACATTGGCGCTGCCTGCTGGAGTGCCTATCCCGGCTGCGACTGCGGCTGCAGCGGCCAGGCCGGTGACACTTCCGGTGATGCCGCTTGCCGGTGTCGAGTTGACGACCAGCGACACCGCATCGACAAGCTCCTCATAGCCGGAGCCGCCCGGCTGGGTGCTGGTGATCCGGACCCGCAAAGTGGCCAGCTGACTGTAGCTGATCCCGGTGAAGGCGGCGAAGCTGACGTTTCCCGGCGTCGAGCTGTCCGCACCCGGCTGGGTGCTGCCGATCTGTGCGCTTGTGCTGTCCCACAGCTGGATGGTGCATGGATTGGTGGCGGGCGGCGACTGGTACTCGGTGACTGCGACGGTGACGCTGTTAATCGTGTCGGCCGGACCGACCGTGGCGAAGGTGCCGAAGCCGTAGACCTCCAGGTACGGCGAAATGTCAGTGGCTGCCGCTGCCCCGGGAGCGCCCGCTGCGGTGACCTGAGCGGCCACTCCGGCGACGCTGGCGGTCGTGTTCGGGCTGACAGGGGGCGGGATAGCGAACGGGATGCCGCCCGGGACCGCTGTGACCCTCTCACTGCCGGGGAACCAGAGCGGCGCGGCGCACGTGTATGGAGTGGGCGGAGATGCAGCGCCGCCAGCGCTTGCGACGATCTCAACAGCGGCCATCCCAGTAACCGCCTGGGCGGTGCTGGTGTAACCGAGAACCTGGGGAGTCGCGGCGGTGGTCAGGGCCGAACCCTCGAAGACCGCCATCGCCATGCTGCCAGAGGTCTGGCCGTAGATGGTGGTCGCCGCGTTAGCTGTGTATGCGGCACCGGTAGCGCCACTGCCTGATCCGCCGACAATCTTGCTGCCCGTGTAGGTGGGCGTCAGCGAGATGGTGTTGATGGTGCCTTCGGCGGTAGCCGTGTTGCCATTCTGGGAGGCTGCCACCGCTGCCCCGGCGAACTGCCGGACGATCAGGCAGGTGTACTTCAGGGTGGTGGGCGCTGTGGTGACGGTGACCGTTCCAGCACCGGGAGCGGAACCGGCATCCATCACCCAGACAGCAGCCAGGCCGGAACCGCCGGAGCCTGCGTAGACCTTCTTGATCGTCCAGGTGTTGCTGGCGGTGCCGGTAAAGGTGCTGGTGATGGTGAAACCGGTGCCAGTGCCCTCAGCGCTGTTACCGCAAGCGGCAATGGCGACGATCAGGCTGTTGGCGGTGGGGGTGAACGACGCAGAAGTGGTCGTGTCGGTGGTACTTGAGCCGATGTAGGCAGCACCGGCAGATTCAACGAGGGACATTACGGAGCCGTCCAAGTTGAGTAGCTGCCGTCCGCCGGGCCCTCAGCATTGGGCGGATTTACCCAGGAACCAGCGCCGCTGCCCACGTCATAAGTGGTGGCATAAGCGGCCGGGGAATCCACTGCCGAAGACATGATCGCGGCCCGTGGAGGCAGGTAGAACGGTATGCCACCAGGAACCGCCGCCACCTTGTCCATGCCGGGGTACCAGCCAGGCGCCATGAGAAGGCTCGGGGGGATGGCTGCGGTGGACGGCGGCGCACCCCATGGGCCCAGATACCCGGTGTTGGAAGCCCCAACGGCGCCCAGGTAATAGGTCCATGTAGCTGTGCCGAGCCCGGGGTAGTTGGCGAACCCGACCCACTGGAGGTTGGCGTTTGGGATGGTCCATGTGGTGGGGCTGGTCAGCGTTGCGGTGGGGACAGTGCTGTCGGGGGTGTCGTACAGATTCAGCTGGGCCCCGCCCGAGCCTGTACCGGCCAGGAAGTACCCTTCCACCCGGCTCCACGCATTAAGCGGGATCGCATTGGTGCCGGTAATCGAGTGCCCAGAGTTGTCCTGCGCGTACAGGAAGCCGCTGGACGTGATGCCCACGAAAATTCCATCGTTATACGCGGTGCCGAACACTACTGCGGTACCGCCGGGATTAGCGGCGGCGTACAGGTAGAACCGGAACCATGCCTGCGGCAGCGCCGCGCCCAGATTCCACGCTAGATAGGACTGGTTCCCGCTGTTGCTGACGATCTTCGCGGAATAAGCGCTGTGGATCGTGTGATCAGTTGAATAGGTAATCGTGTCGCTGCCGGCAATGTTTACAGTAAGAGCGGTCTCACCCGCACCTGCTGAGTTAGCAAAGGTGATCGTGGTGCCGTTACCGCCTGCTGCCGCGCCTTCAGCGAAGTCGTTGAGCGCCGGGTCGATGTAGGGCGGGGTGCCCGCTGGCAGGATCTCCAGGGCCGACCAGAACCATGAATCGGATGCGGAGATCGTCCAGCCCAGCGTGGTGGCCCCAGGCGGCGTGACAGCGGCCGTCGTCTGCCCGAGGATCATCTCCCGCAGCGCGCCTGTGTAGTCGTCAGAAATTGTGGAGAGGCCGTCAGCGGTCGGGGTGATGTTAGCTTCAGCAGCAGTCGATAGCAGCACCCATGACTGATCTGTCGTCGTGGTGATCGAGTACTCAAGGTCGGAGCTGCCGACGTTGTAGGTCCAGGTCTCGGCTGCCCCAGTCTGGTCGGCGGCACAGCCGGTCAGCACCAGCGGGTAAACGGTTACATCCTCGCCTACGCCAACGACACCGCTCGCGTAGACCGTGATGGTGATGGCGCCGGGGGATGTTGCGTAATAGAAGTAGTAGGTGCCAGCGGAGACCTTCTTGTACTGGTATTCGTAGTAGTAGACGCCCTCTGCGTAGCTGTTGGACAGGCTGTCCGTGACCGTGGGCGCAGCAGTGGGTGCATCGGTAGCGGTGGCCGTCCCGGCGAAACCGAACTGCACGGCGACCAGCGAACCATCCGGCGGGGTGAAGCTCCCGGTGGTGAAGGTGCCCGAGGAGTTGTTGCTGAAATGCGACGGGCTCGGGGTGCTGATGTCCTGGGCAATGGCCACAAGTCACCTGCCTCCCGTAGGCCGCCTTCCTGCTCTCTGCTGCTGCTGCTTACGCGGCCGGGCCGATGATGACGCGCTGGCTGGTCGAGTAGTTGTACGGGCTGCCCACCTGCGGGTAGGTACTGGGAGCCTGGCCGGTGGCGTAGATCAGGTACACCGCATGCGCGTCCGCGACCGCGGTCAGCACCGACTGCGCGTCGGCTGCGTTGTAGCCGAGCGCCTCCAGGTCCGCAATGGCGTACGCGGACATCCAGGTGAAGGTGTCGTTGACGGCTTCCAGCGCGGATCGCAGGTTGGCCAGCTGGGCCTGGGTGTTGCCCTGCACCTGAGCCAGGGTGACGGCGCCGAAGATCGCCATAGTGCGCTCCTATCCGAGCAGCTCGCAGGTCAGCTCATCGCAGGTCATGGTGGCCAGCGCCGTGGTCACGTTCGGGAAGATGCCCACCGAGACCATCTGGCTGAGCTGTGTGTTCCCGCCGCCCGCGACCTGGGTGGCGGTGCGCAGTGCCAGCGTGATCGGAATGGCGAACGGCACGGCGTAGGCGGTGATGGCGGACGGGTTCCAGAACTTCCCGTTACCGAAGAACGTGGCGGTGCCCGCGGTCGCCGTGGACACGGTGCGGACCTGGCCGTCCCATTCCATCGCCCACGGCCAGGACGCAGACCCGGTGTTGGCAACGGTGACGGCGCCGGTAGCTGCCAGCGGCAGCGACGTACCCGCCACCAGCGCCGTGCCAGCGTTGGACAGGTAGAACCCGAAGGTGGGCGTTGCGGTGGCCGCAGAAGAGACGTAGGAGCCGTACGCCCGGAGCCTGATCCGGGTGCCCAGGTTCAGCAGGCCGGCCAGGATGACGGTTTCCTGCGGCGAGTAGTCGGTCAGCGCCGCGGCGACGGCCGCCGAGTTGCTGGCCACGCCGAGCGGCGGGACCGGCGCGCTCCAGAGAGTGCCAGGCATATCGTGCCTTCCTAGCTCATTGTCCAGTAGGCGAGGCCGTTGACGGCATCCTGGGTGTAGGTGAAGGCCCCGGCCGTGCTGACCACCGAGGCGCCGAAGTCCGTGCTCCACGGGCACCAGGAGTTGCCGTCCGTGGTGTTCGGGTTGGTCGGTGACGTCTTGTCGTAGATGAACATGGTCCGGGCCGTGATCGTGGTGCTGGCCCCGAAGCTGATCGGCGCGGGGGCCGTGCAGTTCCAGTTGTAGATGTTGTTGGCCGACCCGAGCGCGAAGGTGAATGTGGTCAGCGCCTGCCGGTTCGACCAGCCCGAGGTGTAGCCGCCGCCCGTGGTGACCTCGGTGTAGGCCCCGGTGATGTCCGAGGCAAAGACGTACGCCCACTGAGTGGCTCCCCAGGTGGGCGCAGACGCAGCCGTGCAGAGACCCGCGGCGAAGGTGTTGGTGACCAGGCTGGGCGAAGCTGTCGGCCTCGTCCCGGTAACCAGCTTCAGCATGTAGTTGGGGTAGACGTGCGCAGTGACGGCCATGGCTAAAGCTCTCCTCCTGCGCCGCTAGCACGGGCCGCGGTGCCGAATATGTTGGCGTCCTGGCGGTTGTCGGACGTCGTATAGACGAGATCGCGTTCCTCGTTGATGGTGACCTTGGCCCGCTTGCCGGCGTCGAGCTTGTTCTCGCCCAGCGCCGGGTTGCCGTGCTCCGGCCGGGTGATGACCTTCTCTTTGGCCTTGGTCCGGCCGCCGCGGATGTGCTGAATCGAGCGCATGCGGGCCAGGAACTCCTGCGGGCTCTCTCCGTCAGCCATCACATGCCTCCCATGATCTCTGCGTCCCAATCCCTGGGGTATTGCCATCCGTCGTGCGGGCAGTAGAGGATGCCTGGCTGGTTTGGCGGGCCATCCAGCAGCGGAGTTCCGTCGTTGGGGCAGGCCATTGGCAAGGTAGTGCGGTAGTACTCGTAGTCCGCCGCCTGCTCTTGCAGCGTGCTCAGCAGGTCGTATCCGGTCACGCCAGTCTTTGGCGGGACGTTCGTCGGCGTGGTCATTACTTCTCCGTGCTCACTTCCGGCTCAGCGACTGCGGCCACTGCCTCGGCGAGCTGAGCCTTGGTGCCGGAGACGGGCAGGCCAAGATCCCTGGCCTGCTCCTTGAGCTCCACCTTCAGCACGACCGGCTCGGCGGCTACTGCAGCTTCCTCCGCGGCCGCGGCGTCTGCCGAGACGGGCTCTGCGGTGTCCTCAGCGGCGTTGCTTCCGCCGCCTTCGGTGGTGGTCTTCGGCATGTCGCGCTCCTTAAAGCACTGCGGGCAGAACGGGAGGTCAGCGGCAATCGCCTGGCAGCCACACTCGCAAGTCCACATCCGCATATCCTCCTTGTTGCTCCGGGGGCCTGGCCTAACGGTCACTCGCTGGCCAGGTCCCCGGCGCTTGTTACGCGCTCGGGATGCGCAGGTTCTGCGGCGTCCGCTGCACGGTCAGGTCGTAGAGAACCGCCGCCACCAGGGTCGCGCCCGAACCGCTGACCGTGACGTTGATGTAGTCGTACGTGTCGGCCAGCTCGCTGACCATGAAGTCCACGTAACTGATCAGCGCGGTCGTGGTCAGGGGGATGGTGAGCACGTTGTTCACCCATCCGGAGCTGGCGGCCACGGCGTTAGCCACCCATGCCGCGGTGTTCGCCGTCCTGGTGTAGACGGTGCTCGGCAGCCCGAACCCGTTGGCGGCGGTCCAGTTCTTCGCGCTGCCGGCGAACGACGGCTTGGCGACAACGGTCAGGATGGCTGCGGTTGCCGTTCCGTTGGAGGCAATGAAGCCGACACCCGAAGCATCCTTCAGGCAGATGTCAACGCCTGACGGGGAGGGGACGACATCGTAGACCCGTCCTAGGGCCCTCATTCCGGCCATTTCTGGCTCCTAACTGGTTCCTTGGAACCGGGCGTAAATGCGGTTTTGCTCACTCGGCCAGCAGGGGGTTACTGCCGCTGGCCTACTCAGTACAGTTCGATCGGGCTGACAACCAGCTGCGCCGTGTAGACCGCGGCGACGCTGGCGTTGGCGACGGCAGTGACCAGGATCGCCGTCGCGGACGGGACGTTGACCTTGACCGGGGCGTTCTGCCACTGCACGTTCGCAGTGCCCGCCATGGTCAGCGTCCCCAGCACCGTCGCGCCTACCTGGAGCTGGACATTGTTCATGTCCGTGGCGGCCACGACGGTAGCGATGGGAACGGTGACGACGGTGACCGTGTAGACCCCGGCTTCGAGCGCAGCCGTCGTCGCCACCGTGGCTCCCGCGAGCGGGGCTACTCCGGTGGTGTGGGTGACGAGGACATCTGCCATTGCCGGGGCTCCAGATCAGGAAGTAGCGAGGCCGACGTAGGCCGACAGGGTGCTGGCTGATCCGTTGTGCGGGGTGAGCGCCGACTGCAACCAGGGGCGGCCGTCCACGCGCTCGATGATCCGGTACGCGGTCTGGTCGTTCTGGAAGAACGCCTGGTCAGACGCGGCCACAGAGACCGACTGCCGGTCCCCGATCAGGTAGTAGGACAGGTCCACGAACGAGATGTCCCCGACCGACCCGAGCGGGCCAACCTTTTCGGTGAAGTACACCGGGCGGCCAAAGATGCTGATCGGAGGCGCGTCACTGACTCCTGGCACGTTGTAACCGCCCATCCACACGCCAGGCGTGGAGAGCGTCATCTGCGCGAGCTGCGGGAACACGTCGATGGAGGCGATCCACACCGCGCTCTTGAGCGAGGTGGGCAGCATCCGTGCGTACATTCCCACAATGTCCGCGTAGGTGACGATGTTCGAGCCGCCGCGGGCCACCTGGACGTATGCCGGGCTGTTGATGACGCCCTGCGGGGTGCCTGCACCAGTCTCGGTGAGGAACGCCACGTCCTCGGCCCAGGCCAGGCCCGCGGGGATACGCGAGTCGAACCAGCCGGAGAACGCCGGAGCGTCGGCGAGCAGCTCGTTGGGGACCTTGAAGAAGCCGGTCAGCTTCTTGGCGTCCAGGGTGACCTTGCCGAACTTGGCCTGAGATTCGGTGATGCTCGAACCTTCCTCGGCCCAGTAGAACTGCACCCCGCCGAACAGCGAGCTGACGTGGCTGGTGTCGTCCACCGTGGGGATCGGCACCCGCAGCGTGCTCATCGGGATCACCGTGGCACGGGAGCGGACGATCGTGTCTTCCAGCGCCAGCTGGAGCAGATCCGACCGCATGATCTCCGGAATCAGGAAGCCACCACCCGCCGGGTCCTCAGATCCGAACGAGTTCTGGAACTGGCGAACGTTCTCCAGCTTCTGCAGGAGTTCCTTGCGGTTCTTGGTCGCGGTCGGCCGGGCTTCCTCGCGGATCGCCTGGCAATATTCCCCCATCGACGCGAAGCGGTCCTCGTCTCGGTAAGCGTTCTCAAACGCGGCGCCGGGAGCTGACCGGTTGTAGACCGCGCCGCGGCCCTTGCTGACCGAAGCCGAGCCGTCCGCGCTGAGCTGGAGGTTGGGCCGGCCACCGCTGAACCCTACCGAGTTGGCCAGGTCGAGCGCGGGCTTCCGGCCACCGCCGGACTCGCGCACCATGTCGAACAGCGCGCTCTGCACCTGAGTGCGAACGTCATCCTGGATTCCGGGGTTCTTCTTGGCGTGGAGGACGGCGTAAGCGTCCAGGAACTCCTTGGTCGTGCCGTCCGCGATGGCCTCGGGCGAGAAATGCGCCTTCAGCCGTGCCGGGTCGGACAGCAGCTCGCGCAGCCCGTCACCGTCAGTAGGAACCTTGAGCTTCGTCATCGTGCCGCCCCTTCCAGGCCGGTGCTAAACAACGCGGCCAGCAGGCCGGTGTCGATGTGATCGTCAGGCTCCCCATCGGGGTCTACCTGCCGCATTGCCGTCTCCAGCGTTGCGCGTGCCTGCCCCTCGTTAGTCAGGCGCATGCCGGACAGCCGGGCCATGCAATCCCGGACGCCCTGGCTGTTGGGCGGCGCCTCCGGGCCATAGCGGTACGGCAGCGCGTAACTCGCCTGGTCTTCCGAGCTACCCGGCCGCCTTCCGGCGCAGATCTGGGAGTAGTACCAGGCCGGGTCAGCGGATTCGGCGCCTAGTGCCCAGGCAACGGCGGGATCCCAGTCGCTGCCATCCACTCCGGGAGCGTCCAGGTGCAGTGCCGCCCGCAGTGATGCCGGGTCGATGCCGTCGTCAGGATCCCAGTCCGGGTTGACCTGCTTCATGGCCTTCTCCAGCGTGGACTTGGCCTGTGCCGCGTTGGTGAGGCCCTGGGTGCTGGACAGCCGGGCCAGCCCTGCACGGACGCCAGCGGCATTCACGGGGCTGGACGGGGTGTACCTGTACGGCAGCGCCCAGGCGTCCTGAGTGGCCGGATCTCCGGACTTGCGGCCCGCGCAGATGCCCCGGTAGAACGCGGCCGGGTCGTCGGAGGCCGCGCCGTTGTGCCATGCCCGGGAAGCGTCCCACGGGCTCTCGTCCACCTCATCGAGCAGGACGGGGAACATGGCGCGGTTGCCCTTCTGGCCCGGGGCGAGAGGCTTGCCCTGCTTACCGTCCGGGTCGGGCGGGATCGCCTTAATCTGCTTGCCGGAGGCGTCCCAGTAATCGTGGTCTTTGTCGCCCGCGGCCGTGCCGTCGTTGTCGCCGTCGTTGTCGGGGTCGAACACCCACTTGCCGCCGCGCTGCTGCCAGCCGCCGTTGCCTGCGTTCTGCACATGCTGGCCGGCTGCATCGGATGCGGTGGCGTGGGCGTGCTCATGGCTGAAGTCACCATCATGGCCGTGCTCGTGCGCGTGGGTGGCGTCGCTTCCCTGACCGCCGTACGCCTGGTGGGTGTGGCTGTGGGTACCGTTCATCACGCCGTGGCCGTCAGAGTTGACCGGAGCCACGCTCTTGCCGTACACCGACAGATCCCAGGAGTCCTGCGCTGGCTCGTCACCGAGAATCCTGTCAGCGAGACCGGCCTCAACCGCAGCCTTGTCGGTGAACCAGGTCTCGGCGGACATCATCTCCTGCCAGAACGCCACCGGCTTACCGGAGCGCTCGGCGTAGATGCTGGCGATTTCCGTGGTCACCATGTCGAGCAGGTCGGCGGTCTTGCGCAGGTCGGCCGCGTCACCGATGCCCATGCTGAAGCCGTTATGGATCATCATTTGCGAATGCGGGGACATCTCCAGCTTGCCGGGCGAGGCCGCCTGGGCGATGAAGCTGGCAGCGGAGGCGGCCAGGCCGTCGATGATGACCGCAACTACGCCCTTGCGCTGCTTCAGCTGGTTGAAGATGGCCAGACCGTCATGCACATCGCCGCCAGGCGAGTTGATGTGCAGCTCGAGGTCGCCGTTGATGCCCTTCAGGTCGGCCATGAACTCACCGGCCGGCACACCGAAGAACCCGATCTCGTCGTAAATGGCGACCTGCGTCGGCTGGCCAGCGGCAGAGTTGGTGATCGAGTACCACTTCGGCAGTGTGCTCGTCATGTTCTGCAGCCGCCGGGTTGACCGCATCGGCCTGGTTTCCATCAGCGCCTTCCCGTCTCAACTGGCACATGGCCATCGCTCAGTACGCGCCTCAGCAGGTTGGCCAACTCATCGTCTGCGGGCTGGGTGGGGCGCAGCTGCTGGGTGTGCATGGTTTCCCACTCGCCGTGCTCGGTGTCCACCGTGCCGATGAAAGCGCGGACGGGGACGCCTTCCTGCTTCTCGGCCAGGTATCGGTGGTGGCCGTCCACCAGCTTTGGCTTCGTGCCGCCGGGCGTCTTCACCAGGATCACCGGCTTGAGCTTCTTGCCGGCCTTGAGCAGCTTCACGAAGTCGGCCACGTGCTCGGGGACCGCCTCGTCCAGCCACTCCATGCTCGGGTCGATGTGGCTCACCGGAACCTTGACCGGGCCGGTCCAGCTCGCGTGATGCATCCACGCCATCGCCTCGGGCGGGTAGTCCGCGGCCGCCAGCTCGAACACCTTGGCCGCTGGGTCGCGCTTGGCGATCAGCCGGTAAGACTGGCGGTTGCTCGCGCCGTCGTCATCCTGGTTCGGCGTGCCGGCGGGCTTTTGCGCCGGGGCGCCGCCAGGTGCGGGTGCGCCTCCGGGGACCTCAGGAACCCAGCCAGGCGGCAGCGCTGGCGCCTGGGTGGCCTTCTCCACGATGGCCATGTCCGGCAGGCCGACCGTCTCCAGCACATCCGCCGGGTCGAATCCTGCATTGACCAGAACTGCGGCGGCCGCGGATTTGGCGGCCAGCTCGCCGTTGTCCTCTTCGCGGTTGTCCGGCGACGGGTCCTCGTAGTCGAACTCGACGCCCTGGCCGGTGGTGCCGAACAGCGGCAGCAGCTTGCAATTCAGGGTGTCCTTGCGGCGGTCGAGACGGGGGATCGTCTGCCAGGAGATGAAGACTTCCTCGGCCGTCTGGGCGTTGGCCCGGTTAACGTCGTCAGCGGTGCCCAGCATGGACTTGTGGACGCGCCACGCCTCGCGCAGCTCATCGCGGTTGGCCATCCGGAGGTTGCCGTACTCAAGATCCTTGTTGGTGTGGCCGGACGGCAGCCAGGATGCGCCGTTCTCCAGCACGCCGACGCGACCGGCCCGGGCAACGCCCTGATGGCCCTCACGCCAGCGGTCGATCAGCTCATCCCACTCGGCGTCGGACAGCCGCTTGTCAATCGAGATGACGCCGCCCGGGTCGGCCCCGTTGTAGAACAGGTTCCGCTGGTACTGGGTGGCGTACTCCTGCTGCTCCACGTTGGCCATAACGCTGCCGACCGGGCCCGCACCACGGAAGCAGTCGAGCGGGTCGGGCATCTTCTCCAGGATCACTTCGCTGTTCTGGAGCGGTATCTGCTCGCCATTGGGGGCGTTGTAGATCCAGCCGAGCAGGAAGTCATTGGCGTCCGGCACCGGCTCCATCCGGTCAGGACGGACGTACCACATCGACGTTGGGAAGGTTGTGCCCTCGCTGTTCAGGACCCAGAACGTCTCGCCGGTCAGCTCAAGGTGCTGGTTGGCGCCCTCGCGGAACTCGAACGCGCTGTGGAAGTCGTTCGGCTTGCTCCACAGCGACAGCGCGGCGTGGTTGACAACCTCTATGCGCTGGTCGCTGCCCTTGTCGGCGGTCGTGTAGCGCCGCCTGCCATCCACCGGCTGCTTCTTGTACAAGTGCCAGGCCGGGCCTGCGGGCGCCGACTGGAGCAGGCTGACGATCGAGAAGACCGTGCCGGAGCGGCGGTACGCCCGGAGCTGCTGCTCCCGGGACTGCCTGCCAGCGCCCAGGTCGAACGTCAGCCCGCGGCCCCGGCCGGAGGTGGACATCGGGACAGGAGGTCCCTGGTTCTGGTTCTTGATGCGCCGCAGCCCGGACTTCATTCGGGGTCCGCCAGCTGGAGCTCAAGCACCATGAGCGAGATGCCGGTGACGATCCAGCCCGCAATCGTATTGGCGGTGAAGACGCCGTAGTCGATGCAGCCGTAAGCGGCCAGCGTGAGCGGCATCTGGAAGGCGCGAACCAGGACTGAAGACGCCGGAGCGCGCTTCGTGCGGGTGAGGAAGCTATGCAGCGGCCGGTACCAGCGCGCGGGAAGGCCGCGGAGTGTGCCCTGCGGCCTGGCTTGTGGCTGCCAGGCGGCTTCCCGAAGTGTCACCGCGCCCCACTGGCTGTAGTTAGCGCCAGGATACGCCTTTATGCACTCGGGTAGAGCAAATGTCCGGTCAGCGGCTGAACGAGGCAGGGATGGAGCGGTAGCGGGGCCGGCCAACCAGGTCGATGTGCGCCACCATGTACCGCATGGCATCCATGCCGTGATCGTTCTGCTTCAGCGGGGCTTCCTTCGCAGTTTCCCCGGCAGCCCGGGCCACGGCAGGATCCCAGACGTACTCCACGGCCTCGGCCTCTGTGCAGGTTGGCTTATGCGCGTCAGCGAGCGCGGCATCCTGCTCCACCAGAGCGTTGCGGCAGATAACCAGCCCCGGCTTCCCGTTGCCCTGCACCTTCAGCCGTGCCTGGACAGCCTGGATACCATCGCTGACGCTCTTGTGGGCCGCTGTGGTGCCCATGTCCATGTGCCGCTCGAGAGTGGCCCGGTCCTCGGCATCGTGGTCGCAGATAATCGCGTGCGGCGGCCGGTCGGAGTTTCGGCCATCCCCGCGTGCCATGACCGCAAGTGCTTGCTTGGCAAGATCCTCAACAAGCTGACCTGTCCGGTAGATCTCCCTGTAAAGGATCAACTGGCCGTCCGGGTTCTCCGTCCACCACTGCAGGCACGCGGGATTTCTGAATCCGAAGTCCACGGACAGGTAGCGCGTCCACTCTGGCGGCGGCATGAGCAGCGGCTTGCGCAGGTGGATCGACGGATCGAAGCCCTCGTACACCAGACCCTCGGCAGCGGCCCACAGGCCCTTACGCAGCCGCTGGTAGCGCACTCCGGTCAGGTTCTCCAGCCGCGTGATGTAGGCGGCGCCTTCGCCTGTCCAGCGCTCGCCGTCCCACAGCCGGGGATTGTCCTCGTGCCTGCACGGCACCATCGTGGTAAGGCCACGCAGAGCGCGCTGGTTCAGCCAGTGGCCAGGCGGCCCGGGGTTGGTGTCTGCCATGAGCTGCTGGAAAGACGAGACGCCGTTTCGCAGCCGGGTGCTGATCGCTTCCCAGTCATCCTCGTCCAGCTCGATCGCTTCCTGGACGTACGCAATGTCGTACTCGGATGACATAATGCGCGACGCCTTGTCGATGCCCCCGATGGTGATGGTCGCGCCATTGCTGTATCGGAAGCATGCCGCCTCGACCCGGCTGCCGCCGTAGAACACCACCTCACCGGAGACGATGGCCTCCCTGGCCACGATCTCCCGGTAGGTGACCAGCGCGGTGGAGGTGAGGCTGACCGCGGTCTTGCGGAGGACCAGCGCTCGGAGATCTGGATTGAGCAGGCACATGGCGTGGATCTTCTCCAGGCACGCGCGGCTCTTGCCAGTACCAGCCGCGCCGGACAGCAGCACCTCAGGATCGCGGCAGGCGAACAGCTCGCGGGCGCTGCCAACCGGCTCGTAGCGATGAGTCGGCCGCTCAGCGGTTACGGTCACCGGAGCGCTTCAAGGTCCACGTTGATCACTACGTGCTGCACCGGCACGACAGCCATGGCCTGCTGCAGCTCGCCTAGCTCCTCGGCCGCCTGCTTGAGCAGCAGAGCCCGCGCCTTGATGTGCTCGTAGTGGTCGGCACGGGCGTTGCCCAGAGACAGCTCATAGTCGGCCTGATACGCGGACAGCCGGTTCTCCTGCGCCGTGATCCACAGGCCAACGATCTGCCGGCCGGCCTCACTGGCTGCCTGCTGCTTCATCTCAGCAATCAGGCGGGCGTGCCGGTGAGCGAACTGGGTGATCGCGCCACCGGTAACGCCGAACTGGCGGGCGATGTCAGTGCGCTTGACGATGCCTGCGGCCAGCAGACGGCACACCTCGGTCTTGCGGTGTGCCGGGATGCCCTTTACTGCGATCTCGCTCACGACTGCAAGCCTAGCCCGGCTTTAGCGGAGTCATTTAGATCCCCCAGAGCCTCTGTGCGCTCCCAGCGAGCCTGCCGGCCAGGGGTTAGCTGTCCAGACTCCCTGCGAGCCTCAGCGCGCTGCTGGCGCCTGCGCAGGGCCAGCCTGGCTGCTTGCTCGGGAGACGGCAGACAGCGGGCAAGCCGTTCGCGCTGCTTCGCCTGCTCCAGCATGGCCGCCGCCCGCTCCGGCTCCTTGATGATCGAGCAGCGGTGTCGAGCCCACCATGCCTTGCGCTCCGCCATCGGGATGCCGGCCAGCACCGTGTTCCTGAATCGCATCTGAGCGGCGACCGCCTCCTTGTGCAAGCACCCGCACGACCGGATGTGGTGCCCTAGGAACTCCGCGAGCCGCGGCACGAACTCGGTGCCGCACTCGCAGCGGCAGCGCAGCACGCGCTCAGTGGCACCGTCCGGCAGGATGGCCTGCTCCTCGGCCAGCACGGTGAGGCGGCCCTGTCTGGCGCCCGGCTCCAGCGTTACCGTTCTCCCGGCCAGGTTGGGTGTTCCTCGCTTGGTCATCAGATCTCCATCTCAAAGCTGAGCATGTCTTCCAGCTCCTGCCGCGACAGCACCGGAGCTTTTTCGGTGGGCAGCTCGGCGCGGAGGCAGTCCTCGTGCGCCCAGCCGTGCTTGCGGTGGCCGATCTGGTCGCCGGTCCTGATCGCCCGGCCGCAGAGCACGCAGGTTCCCGGGAACCGGGCCGTCATGGTCCAGAGGTCCAGCGGGTTGCCGGTCATGAGTCTTCCGTCCGCGCCGGGAGTGTAGGGATGTACCTTGTGCAGGGTCTACAGGTTTGTTCCCCTGTGTGCGCGTGTGCGCGCATGTGGGGGTAATAGAGGCGATGCTTAACAACTATGCACTGTGCATGGTGTGTATGGTCTACGGCAGTTCGACTGCTACTAGAGAAATGAAGGTCGGAATCATGCACACCATGCACTCGGCTACGCGGAGGGACGGCCCGGCTACCCGCTGCAGCCAAACCGCCCCTCCGCGCGCTATGCACCGCGCATCCCCAGCCCGCGCCAGACGTACCCGGCACTGGTACGGCGCTTGTTGAATCCCCGGTTTTCCAGCTCAAGGCTGAACGCTTTGTTGGTTCCCTTCTCCTCGCCCTCGGCCTCGCACCAGCAGACCCACCGCCGGTACAGGTCTTCAGAACGGGACTTGAGATCCGGGTCGAGCTCGCACAGCTCCTCGATGAACCGGGCCACGGCATCGGACTCGTCCCGGTACTCGGCGGTCGCCTGCCGGGCAGTCTCCGGCGGGTTGAGACCGCTGCTGCGGTAGTCCACGAACCCGCGCACCATGAACGCCAGCACTGCGTCCAGCTCGCCCTTGAGCTTGTCGTCCAGCTCCAGGTCGTACTCATCCCGGGGGATGACCACATCCCACGGCACCAGCGCGATCCGCCGCCAGATGCCCTCGTCGGTGCCGGTGATCACCGGCTTGTGGTTGGTCAGCATCAGGAAGGTGTGACTCGGCTCGAACTCCCAGAAGTCCTCGCGCATCCGCCGGGCCTTCAGCTTGTCCCCGCCAGTCAGCCGCTTGACGGTGGCCTCGGCCAGCCGCCTGCCGTTGTCCGACTCGTCCACCACCGCGACCCGCTTGCCGAACAGGTCGGCCACCCCGGTCGGGTGTGCGTCGAACGACCGGGCAACCAGCAGCTCCGGATCGGCGGGCCCGGCGTAGTCCCCGAGCGCGGCCAGCACGGCCCGGATGAAGGTGGACTTCCCGTTGCCGCCGATCCCGTAGAAGATCGGCAGGACGTGCTCAGCCACCTGCCCGGTCAGCGCGTGCCCGGCCACCCGGGCGATGTAGGCGCGCATGTCCGCGTCCGGCTGCACTCGCTCCAGGAAGGCGCTGAACACCCCGGCCGGAGCGTCCCGCCGCAGAGAGGCGCCGGTGATCTTGGTGAGCAGATCGGCCGGGTTGTGCGGCCGGAGCTGCCGGGTCCGCAGGTCCACCGTCCCGGCCGGGGTGTTCAGCAGGAACGGGTCAGCGTCCAGCCGATCCGGCGCGGTGACCACCTCAAGCTCGGTGCTGGTCAGCTCCAGTACGGCCTTGATAGACCTGGCCGACTCCATGGTCCGTGCCTTGGCGATCTTCCAGGACTCCTCATCCGACTCGACCAGCGCTGTGGTCAGACGCCGGGCGATCAGCTTGGCGCAGCGGTGCGCCCGCCCGCTGTCGTCGTTCTCCCAGCGCCTGCCGTCCCAGGCCAGCCAGCGCTTCCAGGCGGGCACGTAGCGGATCTGGCCGCCGTAGACCGAGATCAGCCGCCGGGCGTATCCCAGTTCGGTCAGCGGCTCATCGGGCATCGGGTCCGCTGCCTCCGGCTCGGGCTGCACCACGCGAAGCGGCGCGACCGCCTGCTCGAACAGTTCGTCCTCGGTCGGCCGGGCGGTCATCGCGGCACTCCATTCAGGAATCGTTCCATGGCCTTCTTCGCCGCAGCCAGCCAGCGCCGGGCGTCGTCTTCTGTCTGCGCCTGGCGGGCCAGCTGGCAGCACTTGACCAGCAGCCGCCCGATCCCCGGCGGTGAGCCCATGGTGAGGATCGCCGCGGCGGGGCGAGCTTCATCCCGGTCCCATAGGTACCGGTCCCCGGCCATGTCCTCGGCCGCGTTGAGAAGCGCGTGGATCAGCGCGCGGTGGTCCGGCCCGGCCGGTTCAGCCTCTACGGGCGCGCCGTCCATCAGCGCCTTCAGCTCTCCTGCCTTCGGCCGCAGGCCCAGCTCCCTGGCCAGGGCTATGGCCGCCTTGCCGCAGGTGGCGTCCGTGTACGCCGCCCACAGCCCTACCGGGTCGTAGTTCTTCTCGCAGCCGTAGCACCACGCCGTGTTGCTGTCGTGCACCTGCATGGAGCGCTGACCGTCCTCGAACAGGTCGCCTATCGAGCAGATGGGGCAGTCTGCCCGGCCGCCGCCGTTGCGCATGCGTCCACCGGCCAGCTCTATGGCCCGGGTGATGGAGGCGGCCCCGTTCAGCCATGTGATCCGGGCTATCGTCCGGTCGTATGTGACGCTCATGCTGCATCACGGAGGGCGAGGAACTCCTCCAGCCCGGTGAATCCGAATGCCCGGCACTCGGCGTCCAGGACGGCCTGCATCCCAGCCATCCGCAGGTTCTCCATGAGAACCCAGTACTGCGGGTCCTCGCGGTCCTCGCCCAGGACGGCCGACTTGAGCATCCTGAGCGGAGTGACGTTGACAGAGGGGTCTGTTACGCTTTTCATGTCTGCTTCTTTCCGGCCCCGTCGCTTACCTGAGCGGCGGGGCCAGTTTTACGCCTGAATGATCATGTGCGCGGACCTCCGGGGTCTCTAGGGTCTGTCTCTCTATATCGGCACGAGCCGCTTAGGCCCGGTTAGGGCTCCGGGATCCACCGGGCGGCATCGGGGCCGGTGTCGTCCACCAGGCTGTCTGCGCATTCCAGGCTCAGGTAGCCGCCGGGCATCCTGACGATCACGAACTCGGCCGAGTCGAACAGCCGCCGGACCTCATCCGCGGGCAGCGACTTGAGCACCGCCGGATCGACGGACTCGACGGCCGGGCCGTAGTCGCCGAGGACAGCCGGGAGCCGGTTCCAGCGCGCGGTCAGGCCAGCGGTCAGCTCATCGAAGGCGTCTACCTGGGCGCCACTCTGGTCAGTCATCTGCTTCTCCTTCTAGTTGTTGCGCGGGTGCCGGTCAGTACCGGCTGTCCATCCGGGTGAACATGCGGGTGTACTTCCCGAAGTCCACGGGGGTGCCCTCGGTGACGTCGGTGATCATCTCCAGCAGGCCCTCCAGGATCAGCGTGCGGTCCTGGTTCTCGTCCTCCATCAGGTCGCTGGCCCACTGGTGAGCCCTGGCCAGGTCGGTCATGACTTCTTCTCCTGCCTGGCGAGCCACTGCGCAACGGCCTGCTTGATCATCGTGTTCATGGACACGCCGGTCTCAACCGCCAAGTGGCCGAGCTTGCGGTGGTCGCCCTTCGGCAGGCGCACGGTCATCGCCTGCTCTTCTTTGCTGTCTGCCTCGCTCATGGCTCCACTCTACCGTACAACCGTGGTAGTATCAAGGTGAGACAAGGAAGAAGGAACCAGACATGTGGTGCGCTTACTGCGGAGTCCAGATCTACCTCACCGGCTGGCACATCTACCGTGCGCGGGACACGCGCTCGGTCACCTGCTACTGCAGCCCTGACGGCCGGCATCACAACTACAAGCAAGAGAGAATCTGAGCCGCCATGAGGACCAGCATCGTCAATGCTCTGTTCGTCGGAGGAGCAGTTATCAACGTCACCATCGCCGGGATGGCCCTAGCAGGGTGCGGTACTCCACCCGCCCACGCCGCCAGCCCGCAGGCCCCCGCCAGCGCGTCCCAGACGGCGCCTGCGGCCACGGCATCAGCTACCCCGGCCAGCCCGATCTCGGTGAAGATCCTGTACGCCGGGCCGCTCACCGTGGCACAGCAGAACCAGTACGGCGCAGGCCCGGCGGGATCTGCCCCAGCCGCTCCCGCCGCCATCTACAGCGTCACTAACGTCAGCGGAGCGCCCGTCACGCCTGACGTCACCATCCAGTTCCTTAACGGGAGCACCGTCGTGTCTTCAGGCTTCGCCGGAGAGCAGCCGGAACTGATGCCCGGGCAGACCGAGACTGCCGCCGCTGGTGACTCCATAGACGGCGGCGGCACCGGCCAGACCTGGACGTCGGTCAACGCGATCTCCGTTGAGAATGAATCCCCGCCGGACGGCACTTACCAGCTGACCGGCGTTACCGCGAAAGCGGCTTCGTGATCCACCAGCTGGTCGCGTGCCGCGCCTGCGGGATCTGGCACTGCTGCTGTTACTGCCCGCGGTCCTTGCGGACGAAGGTGCCCATGCCCGCCACCGTGCGGATCAGGCCCTCATCCCGCAGCAGCCGCACCGCCTTGCGGATAGTCACGGGAGCCAGCCCGAACTCCTGCTGAAGGGCACGCTCGCCGGGCAGCCTGGCGGTGATCTCCCCGGCCTCGATCCGGGCACGGAGAATCGCCGCCAGCTGCACGTACGGCGGGTCGGGCGACTCCCTGTCGATCATGAAGCGCACAGTATCGTACCAGGCATAACACCGATCAGCCACTGTGCGCCATAGCGCGGAATGGCGCACTGCGTTATCGTGCCGGGATGGATCAGGTACTACGGCTGGAGCAATTCCGGCAAGCGCGCCCAGACGTTGACATCCAGCACCGCAGAACACCTGCCTGGCACTGGGAAGCCGTCTGGCGTGGCCCGGATGACGCGACCATGGTCGTGACCGACTACGAGCTCGGCGGGCTGCTCAACCGGGTGGAGGCGGCCTTACTGCGCGATCGGTGAGCCAGGAGCTGAACTCGCGGTCCAGCGCGGCCTGGGCCTGTTCCCAGGATGCCGGTATCAGGTGCCCATAGGTGTGAAATGTTGTCTGGATCGAGCGGTGCCCAAGCCACCGGGACACGTCAGTTACGGGCACCCCGGCCGACAGCGCAACTGAGGCATAAACGTGCCGCAGGTCGTGTGCCCGGAAGCCCTGCAGCCCAGCCGCGTCGGCCGCAGCCCTGAAACGGCCGCTGAACGTGCGGGTATTCGCCGCGAACAGGTAGCCGGGCCCGAGCCCTCCTACCGCCTCAGCGACGTACGCAGGTACCGGCACGTCCCGGAAATCTCCCGCCTTGCGGGCTTTCAGCGGCGACCTCGGCCCGTGCCGGAGCTGCTGCTCGGTGATGCGCAGCCGGTCTCCGGTGAATCCCGCCCCGCCTGGATACTCCGGCTCGCCGCGTACGGCCAGCACCTCACCCGGCCGCAGCCCGCAGCCGCGCATAATCCAGACGGCCGGCTCCAGCTCACCCAGCGCGGAGGCGATCTGAGCGAGCTGTCTGTAGGAGGGGAACTGGAACCGTGCCGGGCTGGGCGCGTCTATCCTGATCCGCCCCAGCCGGTCCCCGTCGATCCGCCCGCTGGCCGTAGCCTCGGTCAGCATGGCGCGCAGCGCGGTGAAGGTGACGCGGGCCGTGCCCGCCGGGAGATCTCTCAGCAGCGCCTGCATCCCCTCCCGGTCGGCGGCGATCTCGGCCAGGCCGCGGCGGCCGTGCTGAGGCAGGACATGGTTCCGCAGAGCAGAGCTGTAGGCGCTGCCGGTGTTGACCGGCCCGCCCAGGCCGGCCAGCCACGCCTGCGCGTAGTCCTCGAGCGAGACCGGCGCTGGTGCTGGCGGGGGGTCGCCGCGATGGATCGACAGCTTGTCTGCTTCCACCCGCTTGGCGAAGTCCGCGGCAGCTTTGTGGTTCCGCTTGAAGGACTGCTGACGCTGCCGCCCGTCCGCGTAGTAGCGGACACACCAGGAGTGCTCGCACTTCCCCCATTGACGGCGTGGGCAGTCACAGTTCTTCACGATCGTTGCCATCTGCGGGCCTCTATCCGGTCAAATATCTGGCCTTCAGCCGGGCCGCTGTGTGTGGACTCGCGGTGACCTGCCGGTTTTGCAGCTTACGCCACTATCAAGCGGATGAAGGCTAGTTCGTCTCGTTGAACTGCACTAACCTGCCGCTTTGCCGCATAGGTGCAGCAAGAAACAGCCGGCAGGTTTGTCCGGCCGTGTCCGGGTTTTTATACGGAGCATGGCCAGCCAGCGGCACAGGCTCTGGCGAGACTCTGGCGTCTCGCAGCCAAAGGTCTAGACCCGAGATTTCATCTTTCGTGACATCTGATCACCTAATCATCTGATCATCTGATCAGATGTGTGTATCATCAAGTTATGACTTGCGCAGATACAGCGAGGGGGAAGGCGTGAAGCGAATCACGGTGGAGCTGGAAGACACGCTCCACGCGAAGCTACGTCAGGAGGCGTTCGACCGTGAGGTGGCCATGGCCGACATCGTGCGCGAGGCCCTGGAGGTCAAGCTGGCGACGAAGACCGGAGAGCCGCAGGCATGAACGGCCGCCGGGTTGCTGGTGCCCTCGCCTCTGCCGCTCTGGCGGCTGCCGCGGTTACCGCCTGCTCCCACGCCGCTGCGCCCCCCCGGCCAGCGGCTCACCCGCCGGCCAGCACTCCGGGCATCTACGCGCTGCTCCCGTTCAGCCAGAACGAGCTGGCCCTGGCCCGCACCTCGGCCCAGCGCGCTGCTGCCGGTTACCAGACCTTCTCTTACGCCGACACTCCGCAGACCTACGAGGGCCGCCTGAGCCCGTACGTGACCGCGCAGTACGGCGCTTACCTGGAGCAGCTGTTTGGCAACCAGACAGCGACGGCTGCCCGGAACTCCGCGCACGAGAAGTCCACGGCGACCTCCGCGGTGCAGTCGATCCGCACCTTCGGGCCTACCTCAATCACCTTCGTCGTCTACATCGCCCAGCACGACCCGGACACCAACGAGTCCGGCAGCTACGCCGTCACCGTGGCGACCACGGACGGCACCCAGTGGCAGGTCAGCGACATCGAGCCAGCAGCAGCAGGGAACTCATGATGCCCACTCAAAGCACCCGGCCCGAACCGGTGCAGACCTCTAAGCCCGTCCGGGCCAGGCCGGACTGGCCCACTTACCGGGGGTACCTGGGCATCGTGCTCGGCGCCCTGCTCGCGTTCGTCCTCACCGAGCGGGCGGCCGGCCTCGCCCAGCTGGTCTTCATCCTGATCTGGATCGCGCTCATCGCCGCGATCGTCAGCTTCACCAAATACGACCGGCGCCGCCGGCTTACAGGGAAGGACCGGTAATGGCCGCTAACGCTCTTGCTGCCGGATCGAGCATCGTGTCCGGGCTCGCAACCTGGCTGACCGGCACGATAGGCACCGTTCTGCTGGTGATCATCTCAATCATGGTGGTGCGGTTCGCGGTCTCCCGCCGGTTCATGGAGCTGGGCGGCTTCCTCGTGCTCGCCGTCGTCGTCTTCCTCGTGTTCTTCCACCCCACGATCCTGGAGAACATCGCGGGCGAGATCGCTTCTGCGATGGGTGCCTGACCATGGAACTCCCCACCTACACCGGCATCTGGAAGACGAAGCGGATCTTCTACAAGATCGAGGACATCAAGCTGCCCATGCCGGTGCCTGCCGACGTGCTGCTGATGACCGCGGTCTGCTTCGCCGTCTGGGATCTGGTCTGGTGGGGAGCCATCGGGACTGCGCCGTTCAAGGCGGCGTTCGGGCCCAATGCCTGGTTCGCGGTCGCGTTCTGCTGGTACGCCCTGCCGCCGTTCTTTGCCGCCCGGCTGCTGGCCCGGCCGAACCGGGAGGGCAAGAACATCATCCAGGTGGTCAAGTCCTCCGCCCGGTACGCGCTGCGGGCTCACGTGCTTGACGGGTACGTGCCGCGGCGGCAGATCAAGCTGTGGCTGCGCGCCCGGTCGGTGCAGGCCACCTCTGGCGGGAAGCGCACCCGCCGGAGCGCCGCGCCCAGCCGGGCTCCCCGGCTCCCTGGTAAGAGCCTGCGTCCCGTGGCAGCCCGGCTCCGGGCACTGGGCGGCTGGGTTGTGCGGTGCCCAGGCCGCGCCGTTATGGCTCTTTTCTGCGAGGAGGACCTGGCGTCTTGTGTACGGCATCTGCTGGTCGGCGAGCGCACCCCGGATGAGGAGGAGGAAGGGTATGAAGACCCCACAGCGTAACAGCGTTCCCGTCTGCTATTTCGATGGTCGGGTGCTGCTCACACTCACCGATGCGTGGGCGTATTTCGTGCTGCCGCCGGTCAGCTGGGCGTTCCTGTCCGACTCCGAGAACGAGCAGCAGATCGCGTCGGCCGCTTCCGCGTACGCGAACCTGCGAGCGCCGGAGGTGGAGCGGGCGAAGCTGACCGCTTTGTGGGAGGCCGCGAAGACCAGCAAGCTCTCGCCGGTAGCGGAGCTGCACATACGGACGGCCTGCAAGCGGCACTCTGCGCAGGCGTGGGCGCGGCAGCTCGCAGCCTCCGGCCCGGCCACCCCGGGCTTCAACCGCCACCTGTCGCGGGTACTCGACGTGATCTCCGCCAGGGCCTACTGGGAGAAGGTCACCTACCTGGGAGTCCGGCTCGGTGCCCGGAAGCCTGGCCAGCTGATAGCCAGCCCCGGTTCGAGCGAGATCGCCAAGTGGGCGAACCTGGCCCACGGTGCCGGTATCACGCTTGGCGGTTCTGAGCTGCATGCCCGCCCCGCGGCCGCTGCTGAGATGGCCTGGCTTATCAGGCACACCAGCCAGGGCTCTTACCGGGACCTGGCGGCGCTGCCGCGGCTGTCCGCCTATGGCCCTGGCGACGTCGCAGAGCTGATGGACGCCACGCTGACCGAGAGCCGGACGTCGCTTGCCCGTACCGCCGCCGGGAAGACCGAGCACACCACCGTACTCACCTTTGCCGGGTTCCCGAAGACCATGACCTACCCGAACGGTGGGCCGCCGTGGGCCGACCTGGCCGACTGGGCGTCCAATCCGGCGTTCCCGGCCGAGTACTCCGCGCGAATCAGGCTGATGGACCCCCAGCAGGTGGACAAGGACATCCGGCACAAGCTGATCAGCATTGACGAGGAGGCCGGCCACACAGCGTCCGCCGGCGCCCGGGTGCCGCTGGCGCTTCAGGAGCGGGTGACTGACGCGCAGATGCTCCAGCACGCCCTGGCGACTACAGGCGACCCGGTGGCCTACGCTACCCACCGGCTGGTGATCACCGCCCCCGACGAGGGCGTCTGCAGGGACCGGGGCCGTGCGGTGACCGAGTACTGCAACCGGACGGGAATCAAGCTGGTCCGGCAGTCCTGTGACCAGCTTCCCCTGTACGCCGAGACGCTGCCGGGCGGCGCACCGCGGCCCGCGCTGCACATGCAGCAGCAGCCGATGACCACCATTGCCGGGGGCATGCCGCAGGCCGCCGAGACGCTGGGTGACGGGACCGGGCCGTACCTGGGCACCGCCAAGACCCAGACCGCCAGCTCGGTGCACTGGAGCCCGTTCACCGCAGCGCGCCAGGATGACCCGACCGTTGCTGCGATCCTCGGTGAGCCCGGCGGCGGCAAGTCCTACCTCACGGGCCGGATCTGCCTGGACTCTGCGGTCACCCTCAACGCCACCGTCGTGATCATCGACCCGATCAAGAAGGAGATGCGCCAGCTGGCCCCGCTGCTCCGCCGGGCCGGGCGGCCGGTCAACGTGATCGCCATTGACGAGAGCCATCCTGGCCTGCTGGACCCGTTCCGGTTTGGCGGCCTCATGGGCGACAAGATCCAGCGCGCTGCTGAGGTGCTGATGATGCTGCTCCCGGACACGGTGGGAGACGCGGAGAAGGCATCCCGCCACGGCGCGGTGCTGCGAGCGGTGGATGCGGTCGCCGCCGCTCCTGACCCCTCGCTGCGCAAAGTGATCGACTGGCTCCGCAACGAGTCAGACGTCCGCCAGGGCGACGGCACCAGGATCGAGGAGAACCTGGCCACCGAGCTCAACGTGATGTCCCGGATGCCGCTCGGCTCCCTGTGCTTCGCATCGGGGAACGCCGAGACCCTGGACATCATGGGCCAGACCACCATCCTGACCTTCAGCGGCCTGGACCTGCCGTCCGCGACCACCGCGCCGGGGGCATACCGGATGGCTGAGCGGCTGTCCATCGCGCTGTACTACCTGGCCACCGAGCTGGTCCGCGGGCTGTTCGCCGCTGACCGGTCACTGCCGAAGCTGCTGGCGGTGGACGAGGCGTGGGCGCTGACCCGCGTCTCCCAGGGATCGCAGCTGATCGAGGCGACCAGCCGGATGGGACGCTCCCACAACATCGCCATGCTGCTCGCCTCCCACAACGTGGCCGACCTCCTGGACGAGCGGATCACCGGGTGCATCTCCACCACCTTCGCCGTCCACTCCCGCGCTGACCGTGAGGTGTGCGCCGTGTTCCGGCAGCTGGGCATCGGCGACACCCCCGGCAACCGCACCCGGCTCGGGGACCTGAAGACCGGTGAGGTAATCATGCGCGACCTGGCGGGCCGGATCGGCGTCGTGCAGGTCGATGACGGCGGCCCGGAGTTCATGGCCGGCATGGACACCAACCCGACGCGGTTCCGCGAGGCTGAGCGCGAGCTGGAGCGTGTGTCGTGATCGGCCAGCTGAAGGCCCGCCTGCCGAAGCTCGCGGCAGGGCTGGCGCTTGCCACCGTCGCTGCCGTGACCGGGCGGATCTCCTACACCCACATCTACAGCCTGACGCTCGCGCTGCATCAGCCGCACATGGTCGCCGTACTGATGCCGTTCGGTGTGGACGGCCTCATGGTGGTTGGCTCCGTCATCCTGCTGGATGCCACGGAGGTTGACTGGTGGCTCGGCTGGCTGGGCGTCGGCCCGGGTGCGGCGGTCAGCCTCTTCGCCAACGTGGAGTCCGGTATCAAGTACGGCTGGCTGGCCGCCGCGTGGGCTGGTGTTCCTGCCGTCGCGTTCGCGCTGTCCACCTTCATGCTGGAGCGCTGGCTGAAGGCGCAGGCGGCCAAGCCTGCTGCCGCCCTCGCTGAGGTGCCTGCATCTGAGCCCGCATCTGCTCCGAGTGCAGAGCTGGATGCACCGGATGCAGAGCTGGATGCACCGGATGCGCTTGCACCCGATGCACTCCCCGCCGCATCCAATGGCCACAGCGCGGATGCACACCGGGTGCAGCAGGAGTGCAGCGGAGATGCAGTGCCCTCGCTGCGGAAGATCCAGGCCACTCTCGAGTGCGGCCAGAAGCGCGCCACACAGGTGCAGGCCGAAGTGCGCGAGATGCGTGAACTTGCCTTGGAGGCATCGTGAGCACTCATGACCCGTCGCGCATCCTGCTGTTCGCGCAGCACTACCCGCTGCTGACGATGGCCGCGCTGGCCGCGGCCGGGGTGTGGATCTGCCACGAGCGGGCTGCAGGTCTGCTGAACCGCGGACCACAGAACCAGGCCACCGCCCGCGAGTGGGCTGGCGTACTGTTCCCGTTCCCCCTCGCGCTCGCCATTGGCGGCGCTCTGCTGCGCCCGGGACTGGCACTCATCGGTGCCGCTGTGCTGCTCCCTGCCGCCGCTGTGGCGTGGCCGGCAGCTCGCCGGTACCGGAGTCGCCACCAGCTTGACCGGGCCGTCCACCAGGCTGTGCGGGACAGCGTGGGGCACCGGGAGGGAACGCCTGCCCGGAAGTACCTGTCCCTCAAGCCTGACGGGTCCGTGCGGGTCCGGCTCACGCCCGAAGCCGCCAGTCACGAGAGCAAGGTCAAGCACATCATGCACGCCGTTCCGCAGGCTGCCGGGATGGGTGAGCACGTGGTCGAGCGCGCTCTGGACGGGCGCTGCCCGGTGCTTACCTTCCGCCTCAAAGAGAAGCCTGTGCCTATCGCGCGCAAGCTGTCCATCCGGGAGATCCTGCCGAAGCTCGCGGCCTGCGCCGGTCCTAAGACGGTCGTCGTCGGTCTGGCCCGGGGCGCGTCGGCCGTAGAGATGGACTTCGCCCGCGTCGTGCACATGCTGATCAGCGCCGCCACCGGCATCGGCAAGTCCAACCTGGTGACCTTCGTGCTCATGCAGTTCCTGTTCAAGGGCGCGGTCGCCGTCATCGTGGACCCGACCGGTATCTCCTACCCGTGGGCGCAGAGCCTGCCCAACGTGTTCTACGCCCAGGACGACGAGGACATGCGGCGGGCCTGCTACTGGATTGACCGGGAGATCAAGCGCCGCACCAGGCTCGTGAACGCCAATGCCGACATCAGCGGCTTTGTAGAGGGCGGCTTCGGCCCGGACATCATCGTCGTGCCCGACGAGAAGAACCTGGCCGAGCGCCGTCTCACCGCTGACTGGCAGGCCCGCGGCGGCAAAGGCCGTGACCCCGCGCTGCGGATTCTGGACGACGTGCACTTCGCCGGCCGGAAGATCGGCGTGCACGCCGTCATGGCGATGGTCCGGGCCGACGCGGCTGCCTCCGGTGGCGGGACCGTGCGCGGGCAGGCCGGCCTGATCGCGTTCGGCGCCTCACCTAAGTCGTCCGAGTGGAACATGCTGTTCCGCGGCGAGCCGGTCCCGGTGTGCTCGGACAACCCGGTTCCGCAGGGGCGTATGCAGATGTGCGCGCTGGGCGAGGTGCACGAGGTGCAGGTCCCGCACTGCCTGGAGGTGCCCCGTACCGCCGCTGAGCGCCCTGCCGCGATGGAGCTTGCCCGCCAGGTCAGGGACTACAGCCAGTCCGGCACTATCACCCCGGTCCCGGCGGACCTGCTGGAGTCGGCAGCCCCGCAGCCCGGTGAAGATGAAGATGAGTACGTCGATTGTGGTGCTGGCCTGGGAGAACGTCGTACTCATACTCATCGTGCTCACGAAAACGTGACGCTGCGGGAGGCCATCGATGAAGGGCTGATCGCCGGGCTCGACCTGAGCCAGCTTCGGAACAAGACCCGCAGTGGCTTCCCGGAACCTGCCGGGGAGCGCGGGAAAGAGAAGACCTACCTCCGCCCGGCCCTCCTCGCCTGGGAAGCCCAGCGCACCGGCCAGGAGCCAGAAGCCGACATCATCCCAATCAACCGGGTGTCCCGGAAGGAAAACGCATGATCCGCCGTCTTGCTCTGCTCGTCGTCGCGGTGACGCTCACCATCCTGGGTACCGCCGGGATGGCGCTCGCGTCCACGTCGGCCCCGGCCCGGCCTGCCGCGACCCCCATCACCCAGTGCAGCCAGCTCCAGTTCCTGGGACCGCAGGCGGTGGCCGCCTGCAACCTTGGACCCCCGGCGAACAGCGCAATCAGCGGCCTGCTGCATGACCTCAACCCGGCCAACCTGGTCAACGGTGCCAACAACACCTGCCAGCCAGGGGTACCGATGCCGGAGTCCGCGGCTGACTCCACGCTGCTCGCGCCCTCCCCGGTTCCGGCGGCTCAGCGGACGCTGTGGACCTCCTACGGCACGTCCGGGCTGTTCTGGGCCCCCTACAACCTGCAGTGCTCCGAGTGGGAAGACCTGCTCGGCAACAGCTGGGCCAATGGGCTGTTCACTACCGCCAAGGTGATCACCTCGGTGACGCTGACGGTGGTGCACGCCGCCACCACGCCGAACCTGCTGCGCGGAATTCAGGGCACCATCGACAAGGCGATCGTCGCTGTCGGCAACGTTGCCAGGCAGTGGATGGTGGTCATCATCCTCCTGGGCGGCGCGTACATGGCGTGGGCGCTGCTGCGCCACCGGTCCCGCGAGGTGCTCACCTCCGTCCTGCACATGGTCATCTTTGCGGTGCCTCTGCTGCTGCTGATCGCCATGCCGCAGCTGTGGACCGGCATCCCGGCGTGGGTGGTCAATACCTCCACGTCGGTGACCAGCGACATCTTCTCCACCATGCCGAAGGTGGGCGCCAGTACTTCCTGCCTGGCCGTCCAGCCGGGCGACCCGCAGTCCGCCGGGGAAGGAGCCACCGCTGCGGACCACGGCCAGGATGCGCTGTGGGGCTTCATGGCGTGCCGCCCGTGGCTGGCCGGGGAGTTCTCCGACCCCGCGCTCCAGACGTCTTACGGCCGGGCGCTGCTGTGGAGCCAGAGCTTCGCAGCCGGTGAGCCGCAGACCACTGCTACCGCCAGCCTGAAGGCGCAGCTGTACGGCGGGATCGACAACGAGATCAACAAGAACGACCCCGGCTCGGTGGATCTGTTCGAGGGCAACCTGTACCAGCAGCGGATGATGATCGCCACTCTCGCCATCGTCATGGATCTGGTGCTGGCGGTCCTGTTCATCGGGCTGGCGTGCACGCTGCTGTTCGCTCAGGTCGGCTTCTTCCTGCTGATGGTCGCCGCCCCGGTCTTCCTGCTGGTTGGCATGTACCCGGGCACCGCTGGCCGGGTGTTCTGCCTGCGCTGGTACGAGCGGATGCTGGGCCTGCTGGTGAAGATGGCCGTGGCCACCGTCCTGCTGACCGGGATGCTGTGGGTGTTCGGGCTGCTGGTTGGCCTGTCCAGCTCGTGGCTGATCCAGGGCCTGCTGATCGTCGGGGCCGGAGTCACCCTCATCGTCAAGCGCAAGAAGATCATCACGGGCGCGGTCACCGCCAAGGGCAGCATGGCTGCGAAGGTCACCGGCACTCCTGCCGCAGCGCAGCCCGCGCACGCCACTGCGCCGAAGCGTGCTGTGGCCGGAGCGGGTGTGCTCGGGGCAGCGGCCGGATACGAGGCCGCCCGCCACCACGCATCCCGGCCTCCGGAGCAGAGTGCATTTCACAAGACGGTGAAGGCCGGCCAGCAGGTAGCGGCGGCGTACTCCACAGGCGGTCTGTCCGCTGCGGGTGCATCCGCATCCGGGCTTGCACACGGCCAGGTGCAGAAGCGCCGGGATGCGAAGCGTGCATCCGCTGAGCAGATGCAGGCGGATGCAGCCGCGAAAGAGCAGCAGTGGCGGGATGCACTCCCCGGCAAGGTGCACCAGCAGGCTGCATCCGAGCAGCTGCGCGGGAACTTCCCGAACGGGAAGGCAGCCCCGGTGCAGTGGGAGAACCCCGACTCTGCCAGGCACCGCCGCCGGGCACAGGAGCAGCTGGACGGCCAGTTCCCGGAGTGGAAGACCGCACCTCCGCCTGAGGAGCACCACGAGAACGGCAACGGCAGCCATCAGGACCGGGAAGAGGCGTAATGAAAGCCGCCGCTGCCGTCGCGGTAGCGCTGGCTGCCCTGCTCGTGCTCCCGCTGCTGGGGGTGATGTTCCTGGGTGCCCCGCCGCCGTTCATCCAGCACGGCTCATCCAGCAGCTGCGGGAAGGCCGTCACAGCCACCACCGTCTCGGTGACCACCGGGGGCGGTGGTGGCTCGCTGCCGCAAAACTGGAACGCTGTCGCGCAGTTCCTGATGTCCCATGGCTACAGCAAGAACGCGGCCGCCGGGATTGACGGGAACATCGAGTCCGAGTCCGGCGGGAACCCGGAGCAGCTCGAGATCGGAGGCGGAGGCGGCACCGGGCTTATCCAGTGGACCCCGGCCAGTTCCGCCGCCCCGCTTCAGCCGATCGTCACCGGGAATGTCAGCGCCGACCTGACCACCCAGCTGACCGACCTGCTCGCTTACAACGCCGGGCGGGGACAGGCCGCAATCGCCACCCTCAACGCTGAGCCGACCGCCGGAGCGGCCGGTGCCTACTACGAGTCCGCGTTCGAGGCCCCGGCGAGCCTGGCCGACGCTGGCACCCGGTCGGGCAACGCCACCGCCGTGCTCACCGCGCTGGACAAGGGCACGGGCGGCGGTGGCACGGTGACGACGGTGAGCACGACCACGCCGTGCGCCAGCCCGAAGACCGCCACGGCAGGCTCAGTCACTCCCCTCGCCACCGGCAAGGCGGCGGCCGCAATCGCGTATGCGAAGCAGCAGCTCGGCAAGCCGTACCTGTTTGGCGGCACCGGCCCGGATGCGTTCGACTGCTCCGGCCTGGTGATGATGGCCTGGCGGGCCGCTGGCGTGGACATCCCCCGGACATCGGAGGCTCAGTACGCCGCGCTGCCGCACATCACGGCCGCACAGGCCCAGCCGGGTGACCTCATCTTCTACGCAGGCTCTGACGGCACCCTGTCCAGCCCCGGCCACGTGGTGATGTACCTGGGCGGCGGGATGGTTATCCAGGCATTCATGACCGGCACCAACATCATGATCAACCCGCTGTCGTTCCTGACCTCCAGCGGCCTGGTGGGATACGCCCGGCCTTAACGGGTGCCGGTCCCCGCGCGTCGGGCCGTGCAGCTCTCCAGCTCAGCGATCCGGAGCTCCAGGTCTTCGCTCACGCCACTCCGTTGGACGTGACAGTGGCGGTGATGTTGCCGGGGACGTAGTAGGGGATAGTGCTCCAGGGCGTTTCAGGTACGCAGTTGAGGGTGATGGTCCATATCCCTGACGGTCCCAGGTTCTCGCTGTACCCCCAGACCAGCTGGTTGATGGGGGCACCTCCGGACAGGAACGAAGGCGTCGCGGATATCTGCAGGAAGTCGCCTATCCGCATCGACGGGATGGCCGCGAACAGCAGCGCGACTTCAGGCCGGGCCATGTCGAACTGGATGCCCGGGTACCTGTACTCGCTTACCCCGCCGACGCCCAGCAGGAATGCCGCGACCTCCGCGACAAAGGAATCATTGATTATGTTGATGGCCCGGGTCTGCTGGTAGCCGGTGCCGACGCCGGCAGGCGGGTCCAGGATTGACCGCGCGCCCGTGACCAGTACTGCCTCGATCGCGTAGCCGTCGTAGTTGGTCACGATGACGTCGTTTTTTATCAGCTGGTCGTCAAAGGCCGGCGTCAGGGCTCCGGCCAGCGCGCCTGACGTATAGCTCACCGACACCAGAGGATTCTGGAGCTGCATGGAAGCCTGGGTTCGGTAGCCGATCCCCATCTGGTCCCGGCACTCGTACAGCAGCCCGCAGTCGGAGTTCTCGATGGTCTGGAGAACAGCGGTGATCGTCCCGTCCACCTGCGGGCCCATCTCAACCCCGCCCGTATTGCCCTGGAGCGTGTCTATGACTTCGTAGGCGATGCCCTGCTCGGTGCACAGCCGCTCAAACCGGGGTACCGCGTACTCGCCTATGTTGCCGCCCATCGCTATCGACGCAGGACCCATATCTAGCGTGAAGTTGCTGACAGACAGGTGGCCGACTGCCGTGTCTACCAGCTCCCCGGCCCCGTTGAACTCGATGAAATAGACGCCCTCGACGGTACCGCCGCCATCGACAGCGAAAGAAATGTACTCCAGGGCGGTATTGGAGTTCGCCTCTATGGTCTGGATGAGCACTGCAAGGCCGCTCCCGTAGTTGTACACCTGCATTGACAGGTAGACGGGCAGGCCGCTGTAGTCAAACTCCAGCCCTGCGTTGAACAGCAGGCCAGCCCCGGTACCGCCAGTGCTGGACTGGTTGCTGTACCCGTAGAACCGCAGGCCGCCGTTGTCCTGGATGTAGCACTGGAACGAGGCCACCGTCCCGGTGCTCTGCACGTTGACGAGGCCCACCTGGGGCTGGCCGACAGACTGGAATCGGGAGTTAACTCCGCTGTCGTTGCCTGCCGGGATGCTGAGCAGGAACCGGGCTGCGATGCTTGCCGGATTTTGCTGCTCGTAGGTGGGGAAGAAGGAGAACGAGCTGCCGTTGAACGCAGGCAGCGCGTTGGAGCCCGGGAACGCCGTGTTTGAGGCAAACGACGGGGTTGTCACGGGGGACTCGTTCGCCCAGGTTCCCGGAGTATTGCTGAGGTCAAAGCCGCCTTCTGTGATTTCGCCTACCGGCAGGAAACTGGCGAAGCTCATAGATCCGGTGGCGTCTTCCATCGGCCAGTAAGCTATCGGGGCCACGCCCTCCTGGACAAGATTGATCGTGTGGTACCTGCGGAATGCGCTGCCGATTGGCGTGGTGGCCTGGGAAAGCCGCCGCCAGATCCCGGATACGGTGACCTGCGCATAGATGTCGCTCTGGGTTGGATCCCAGGCCAGCGGCCACTCGCTTATCTCGCCCCAGAAGCGGTAGCCGGAGTAGAGGGTCAGGCTCGCCGATTCGGAGTTCACCGCGATCCGCAGCTCGGTGTTCAGGCCGAGGTACGGATAGTAGACACCGGCCGGGTTGAGCGGCGAGAAGCGGCCGTCCCGGTTGTCCAGGGTCAGCGTCATCTGGCTGGCCTGGATGCTGCTCTGCTCGTTCGAGCGGCCCATGCCTGTGATGGCGATCGGGTCGCGCTGGTAGACGTAATCAGTGATGTCCACCCAGTTCCCGTTGACCATCAGATCCACCACGATGCCCAGCGGCTTCTCAGGGAAAGGCGCGTAGAACGCGACCCCGGTCCCGCCCTGAACGCTGACCGGGGCAGCCGACCCGGCCACGTTGGTAACACCGGCCGCTGTACCAGCGCCTCCGGCCACGGTCACCGATGCCGCTGTCCCGATGACCGCCGCACCGTACGGCGCCCCCAGCGCGAACGTGGCGATGCACGCCTCATAGTTGCTGGCACTGCCGAACGTCCCCGAGTAGGTGGCCACTCCCGTAGCGTGCGCGCCCTGGTAGCCGCTGATGGCCGCATTGGCCTCAGCAGGCTCGTTCAGCCATGGCGTGCTGGGGCCGGCAATCGAGCTCGGGCTGCTCTGGCCGTAGACCACGCCCACCCAGAACTCGGCACTGTAGAGGGTCGCGGCGGTGGAGACTGTAAACGTGGTGCCGCCTGACGTGACGCGGGCGGTCGCCACCTGGTCCAGGAGGATCGGGCCGGGCACCTCGTAGGCGTACAGGGCAGCAGCCCCGGAGGCCAGAGAAATCGTGGCCCCCGGGCTGGCTCCGACACCGGAGTAGTAGTAGATCCAGGTGTAGCCGCCCGCGCTGATCTCGGCGAGGCTCAGCACCTGCCCGTTGCCCGCGAGGGTGACCGGGGGAGTTGCCCCGGTGGGCCGGGACATGGCGAGGATAACGCTGTTGCCCGGCGTGATCGGATTCGGGAATGTGATGGCGCCTGCGTTGAGCACCGGCACGGCGATCTGGACGATGCCGTTGGATACTGTCTGCCCGGTGCCCCCGGCCGCGGCCACGTTCGCCGCGACACCGATGACTGCTGCCGCCGCGCCGCCTGGCGCCGCTTCCATCAGCAGGAGTGCGGCGTCCTCAGAGAACAGGTTGCCTCCCACCTCGTCGGTGAGGGGTATGGACGCGGCAGTCGCCCCCGTGCCGCCCTGGGCCGTGACGGGAGCCGCCACCCCGCGGACGCTGGCAGGTGCCACCTGAGCCACCCAGATGCCCGCATAGGCGCCTGCCGCGGCGTTCGACTCCACCAGCGGAGTCCAGGTCAGGCCGCTACTGTCGGCCAGGGCCATCGTGATGACGCCGCCCGGCAGGTAGTTGGAGTTGCACACCACCGAGGCGACCAGCAGCGAGCCGGTGGGAGCCCCCGAGGGGAAGATCGCGGTCTGCTGGACATTCGGTGTGGTGAAGTCCTCGGGGTTTTCCCCGAGCGCGGTGAGCGTCTTCGTCACCGATATGCCGCTGCCCGCCAGGATCTCGGCCATCGCGTAGTTGACCCGCGTGTTCGACGGAGCGGAGGCGCCGAGGAAGACCGCGCCGCCGCTGTGCGACACCAGGGACGTGGAGTGGAATGTGCCGTAGGCCGCCAGGTTCACCGCGTCGTAGACGTTCTGGCTGAAGGTGGTGGCGCCGGTCGGTGTATAGGTGGTTCCCGGCTGCCACTCCATCAGCGCGCCGGTCAGCCGCGAGTTAGTGCCGTTGGGTGTGATGGAGTAGTTCGGCAGGTCTGAGGCACCGCCGGAGTAGGCGGCGAAGGTCTGGGCGCCCGCCAGGATCGACGCCACCGACGCTGCTCCAGCCAGGGCCTCAACCGTCAGGGCCATGCCGATCGTGGGGACGCCCTGGTACCCGGTGGTGCCGGTGGTGCCCAGGACCCCGCCGCCCGCGGTCGCGGTGATGGCCATTGCTGCTGACGGCACGGGGATCGTCAGGACCAGGAACCCGGTGTAGAAGGTGGAGCTTTCCTGGCTGGTGATCACCGGGTTGGAGGTGGGCCCGGTGTATTCGCACAAGCCGACGCAGGTGGCCTGGTAGCCGCCGCCGATCGAGTTGTCCGGGCCGATCGGCGGGATGACCGTAGTCCAGGTGGCGGGCAGGGTCTCGGTGTGCAGGCCGGACGTGAACCCGCTCGCCCCGTAGTCGATGCCCCCGGCGAGCAGCACCACCGTCTGGCCGGAGGTCACCCCGCCCGGGAACGTGGGGCTGTAGGTGACAACCCCGCCACTGCTGTTTGAGAACGAGCTGGCCGCTACCGTGGCCGGGGGATAGGCAGCCACCGTGACAACCGCGACACAGGTGCCGCTGAAGGTGACCGTGTACGCGCTCTCGCTGCCCGCGGTCTTGGTGAAGACCCCGAACGGCGCGGACCCTGCAGACTTCGCGGACCAGCCGGACGGCGTTGACGGGTACACCGTGCCAGCGGACGGCACGCCACCGAACGCGCACATGACCAGCAGGTCGCCGGAGTTGTACGCCGGAGGCGGCTGTACGGTTACGGTCGTCGCAGTCCCGGTCTGCGGTGTGGCCCCGAAGCTCCAGGACAGCGCGTTGGTCATCAGGAGAAGTTGTTCCAGGACATGGTGAACGCGCCGCCGGAGTACGCACTAGGCGTCTGGTCGGTGAGCACGTTGACCGTGGTGATGTAGTTCAGGTCGAAGGTGTTGATAGCGGGAACGGTGGCGATGTTGCTGAAGGTGAGCGTCCCGTAGTCAGGCAGGTCGTTGGAGCCTTCCTTCTCGATGATGATCTCGGCCGTGTTGTACGGGTAATTCCACTGGCCAGTGCAGACGCCCACCGACTGGACCGGGGTTGAGCTCGTTACCGACCAGCCTTCGGTGTGGTTGACCTGCGTAGCCACCCAGTAGTTGCCGGTGATGGCAAGCGTCAGCGTCAGGACATCCCCGGCGGCCAGCGGGTAGACCGAGATGTCCCAGAACTCGCTGCCAGCGCCCCCGGAGCCTGAGATAAACCATGTCCAGGACGACAGGGGATTGTTGTTGCCGGAATGCCCGGTGTCGTAGATGGAGTAGATCCCCGTCTGCATGACGTTGCCGATGCCCACCCAAATGCTTGAGTAGGCCCCGGCATCCCCGGACAGCGCGGGAACCGTGAAGGTAGCCGTGACCGAGGTGACCGGCGCGCTGGTCGCCTGGTAGACCAGGCCGCCCCAGCCGGTCTGCGTGGAGGTGCCCGGAACCGGCGGCCAGTCACCGTCCCAGGTGTTAGTCCGCTCCAGAAGTCCCGCAGGCAGGCTCATGGGATCGTGAATGTGACGCTGGAGACGGTCATCGCCACGAACGGGAAGGTCTGGCCGCTGGACGGGTAGCCGGTGGCTGGCGGTGTCACGGTGTCACCCACGCAGACGTTCAGGATGATCCCGAGCGGCTGGCTGGCGCTGAACGGCCAGATGGCCGCGCTGTGGCCGGCCCCGGACGCCTGCGCCAGCCATGCCGTTTTAGTGATCGGCGTGTTGGCGTACGCGGTGCCGTCCATCTTCATCGTGATCGTGTCGTAGGTGCTGTTCAGGGACATGGAGTAGGTGTGGAACGCGCCGTCATTGATGTTGGCCGGTGTCTTGGTGGGCAGCGCGCCGGTCTGCCAGTCGTAGCCGTTGTAGTCGTTCGGGTTGGCCGGGCCGATCACGTTGCCGTACCCGAGCGCCAGCGTGCCGGTGCCGCCCCCGAAGTTCTCGAACAGGTCGATCTCGCCGCAGCTCGGCCAGTGCCCTATCCCCAGCATCCAGATGGCCGGCCAGAAGCCCAGCGCCGTGTTCATCTTCGCTACCACGGTCAGCGTGCCATAGGTGGCCTGAAACCCGGTGAACCCGGCCCGCGCGATCGACCACGGCTTCGCGCCCTGCACGCCGTTGTTGGTCCCGCAGCGGTCGATGAAGGTGGACAGCCTCGGGGCGACGTAGTTGCCGCGGGCCTGCGTGGTGGTCGTGCCGCCGCCGTTGACGGTGACCGCCATCACCAGAGCCGGGGTGCTGCCCGGCCCGGCCGTGGTGTTGACGTAGCAGTTCTGCACGTCATCCTGGTACCACTGCGCGCCGTTGGTCGGATCGTCTACTGGAGCGCCGCAGGCCAGGGCCCAGTTCTGTGCGGAGGGAAACTGCCCGTTGGGGATTCCGGCCCACGTCTCGGAGAACCCGGCCGGGTTGAGCGGGTTGCCGGGCATCCCGAGGTTGGTCATCCCGGTCATCAGCTGGCTGACGGCCAGCTTCTTGTCCGTGCCGGTGGAGGCCATCGACGTGTCATGCACGTCCACGTCAACCAGCAGATCGTCGCTGTGCAGCGTGCCAGCCGCAGTCAGGCCGCTTATCTTGCTCATTGACTCATCCCATCCCCGGGTTCCCGAACGCTCTCTGCGCCGACCCGCCGCCCTTGACCCGGACACTCTTCTTGACCCAGGCCAGCATGAACGCATCGAAGTCGCCGTTGCCCGAGCCGCCGACTTCCAGGGAGATGTTCAGGCCGCCCCCGCCCCCGGCCATCGCTGCAGAAGCACCGGCTGGGTAGACCGTCGCGCCGCCGGGCAGCTTCACCAGCTCGCGGCCGTGCTCCCCGACCATGTGCCAGCCAGCTGAGGCAGCACCGCCGCCCGCATAGCCGTGGCCGCTTCCAATGCCCATCCCGCCGGACTCCAGCGACGGCCCGTAGCGATGCCTGGCGTAGTTGAGGGCGGCGTCGATGTTGGCCTGCGGGTCGTAGATGTTGTTCGACGTGCCGGGCCAGTGATAGGCGTCGAACGTGGTCATAATCACCTGCATCAGCCCGCGGGACGGGTCTCCGGCGGCGGCGTTGCTGTCGGTGTTGTTGATGGCGTTCGGGTTGCCGCCGGATTCGGTCTGCATCTGGTACAGCACGTTGTTCTTCAGGCTGGACGACAGGCCCTCCGCGGACAGTCCCGCGAGAACGTCGCTCCCCCACCGCGCGACACCAGACCCGATATTGCCTACCTGGGTTGACGTACCTGCTGCCGACGCCGCGGTCGCGCCGCTCTGCACGGCCTTCTCGATAGCCGCCCAGGCTGCCTTGACGCCCGCGCCTATCATGCTGCCCGGGGCGTCGCCCATGACCGTGGCCAGGATGCCCGCTGCTCCGCCGGTTCCCTGTTTGCCCAGCAGGCCGTCCAGCGCGTTGCCCAGCGCCGCGGAGTTGCCGGTGGCCAGCGCAGCACCGATCTTCGTGGCATCCACGGCGTTACTGATCAGGCCGCTGACCCAGCTGCCCAGCGAGGTCACGTCATGGAACAGGTTGTCGGCCGCGCCGATGATCCCGCCCAGCTGGAAGCCGGGCACTCCTGCCGCCTTCATCTTCCTGTTCTCGGCGGCCGACAGGATCCGCTCACCGCGGCTGACCCGCACCAGCACGTCGTCGGCGGTCTCCGTCGTGCCGGCGGTGATCTCGCCGCCCCTGGCCAGCCCGGACACGTTCGGCATCTTCGGGCCGCCCAGCGCGCCCACCGTGTCGTTCCACAGCTTCTCGATGCCGCCTGTGTAGACGGTATTGATCAGGAAGTTGATGGGTGTCTTGAAGTCGTTCTCCAGGCCGGCCCACGTGTTTTTCAGCCAGGTGACCGCGGCGCCGAAGCCGTTCTCCATCTTGGTGATGACGCCGCTGATAGCGCTCCAGATGCTGTTCCAGACGCTTTTGACCGTGCCGTAGATGCTGTTCCAGCCAGCGGAGAAGACTCCCTCGGCGGTGGAGATAACCGACCTCCAGCCGCCGATCTCGCTATTCCAGAAGGAACTGAACCAGCCGCTGATCGCGCTCCACACCGACCTGACCGTGCCGTAGATGCTGTTCCAGGCACCGGAGAAGATGTTCTCTACGGTGGACAGTTCGGTCTTGAAGAAGCCCTCGATGTCTCCCCAGATCGACTTGAAGAAGCCGAGGATGCTGTTCCAGATGCCCTGGATGAAGGACCAGATGTCCTCGTGGTATTTGACGATCAGTCCGCCCGGGCCGAGCAGCAGCGGCCACCACTGCTCCGCGAAGCTCAGGATGTCGTTCCACAGGCCCTCGACAAAACTCGCAACGTCGTGCCAGATCTTCTGGATGAAGTTCCAGATGTCGGTGTGGTACTTGACGACGATCGCGGCCAGGATGATGATCGCGGTCACGATTGCCGTGAACGGGTTGAACAACGCCCCGATTTTCAGTGCCAGGAATATGGCCGTGATTCCGACCGCGATGGCTTCCAGGACGTCCGGGGGCACCTGCTTAACAAGCCAGGCAAGCGCGTTGATGACACCGGAAAGCACAGTCGCAACCGAAGGAGCTATTCCCGCGATAGCTGAGGCCATAGTCCCAAGCGCGCTTGCAATAGCCCCGATGACTGCCGGGGCGACTTTAGCGATCAATATGGCCAGCTGCGTAACCAGGTCGGTGATGGCCTTGACGAACCCAGGCGTGGACAGCGCCTGGGCGATGGCTGACAGCGCGTTCGCAATCGCGTCGATAATCGTAGGGGCGACCTTCGCCACTATCTGGACGAGCTGCACGACCAGCCCGGTGATGGCGCTGATCAGTCCCGGCGACAGCAGCGCTTTAGCCAGTGCGACGAACGCCCCGACCACGGACGGAAGTACCTTGGCTACCGCCGCGAGGACCGTGGTAGCCAGCGTGGTCAGCGGCGGCAGGAGCGCCCCGAGCGCTGAGACCATAGCGTTCGTGAGGATGCCCGCGAGCTGGCCGATCAGGCCGAAGATCGTTGGCAGGATCGGGGCAAGTCCCTTGGCCAGCGCGATGATCAGGCTGGAGACTGGTGTTGCGAGCGACTCAAGCGCATTAGCCAGATCCGCGAACACCCCGCTGTTTTCCAGGGTGGTGAATACCGAGCCGAACGCCTTGCCCAGCGTGGTCAGCGCGGGAGAGACGTTGGTCAGGATGGTGGCTAGCGCGGTAAGCGCCCCGGACAGATCCGAGAGGATAGCCCCGGCCAGCTTCGAGAAGATACCCGCCAGTATGGTGAACAGCGGTGTCATCGCCTGAATCGCGGAGCCGATCGCCCCGAGCACAGGGGCCAGGGCCGTGGCGAGCTGCCCGGCGAGCGTCCCGACAAGCGGCAGCAGCTTGTCTAGAACATCGAAAAGGTCCCCGAGGATCTTCATGGACGGGCCTATGGCCGGTGCCAGCGCCGCAAACGTGCTGCCGATGGCCGAGCCGAGCTTCCCGAGAATCCCGGAGAACTCAGCGATGAACGGGGCCATCGCCTTGATGATCGTCTGAATCCCGGGCAGGATGTTGGCGACCAGCGCCTCCAGGCCCTCAACTACCGGGCCGAATGCGGGTGCGGCTGCCTGCAAAATGCCGATCACCCCGGTGATGATCGGCTTCAGTCCGTTGAAGATCCCCTGAAGCTGCCCGGCGACCGTCTGCATGATGCCTGTTATCGCGGGGGTGATCGAGCTCATCAGCGCCGGGACCTGTCCCACGATCGACTTGAGCGCGGGCACCAGTGGAGCAGTGACGCTGTTGATGAAGCTCTGCATGACCGGCTGAAGCCCGTCGAACAGCGCCTTGATCTTCGGGTTGAGTTCCGCGAGCTGATACGTCAGCTCCCCGACCATCAGCACGCCAGCAGCAGTTCCAGCGACACCAGCTAGAGCCGGGACGGCGGACAAGCCGGTGGCGATCCCGCCGATGGCCGTGGCCATCTTGGTGCCTATCCCTGCGATCCCCGGGCCAGCACCGGACATCAGGTTCGTGCCGAAGTCCTTGCCCATGCTGGAGCCGGCATTGCCCAGGTTGCTGTTCCCTCCACCGCCGCCAGATCCGCCCCCGAGCAGCTTTGCGAGGTCACCCGGCTTGATCGTCGTCTTCAGCGCGTCGGCGAATGCATTGCCGTAGCTGGTGGCATCCTGGGCAGCTGCGGCCTTGATCCCGGAGTCGTCTATCTTCTCTTTAATCGTGTCGGTGGTGGTGGTGTTGCCCGGCCCTTTGCCGGTGAGCACCTGGCGGATGGTGTCCACCGTGCTGGCATTCTTCGCGCCCTGACCGGCGAGTACCTGCTTGATCGTGTCCGTGGTGTTCTGGTTCTTCGCTCCCGTGCCAGTCAGCACCTGCTTGATGGAGTCAGTGGTCTGCTGGTCTTTCGCGCCGACGCCGGTCAGCACCTGCTTGATCGTGTCGG